CAAGCGCACCATCTTATCATTGCCCCTGCTGGGAGAAAACTCCTGCACTGGTATCCCCATTGCTTTTAGCTCTTGGATGAGCGGAGCTCCCGCGGCTTTCTTTTCCACAATGAACGCATCGGGTTGCCATTCTTTCCAGTGTTTAAGCGCTACGGCCTTGAGTTCAGGAAACGCCATTCTATCTTTGAAAGCATCGAGCAAAATGATCTGCGCTTGGTTTCCGTCTTCCTCATTGTAGAAAACGCCCCATGTGGTGCATGCACTGAAGTCAGAATTGTTCTTTACCTCGTACGCCGTATCCCAAGACTGAATGACATACTCACATGGCGGAGGGTCATCCATCGGCCAAATTCTCCATTGCTTTCTGGATATGATGGCGCTTGTGTCTGAGGTAGGCTGCTGCATGTACTGGGCGTTCCAGTACCTTGGATCCAATGACGCTTTGATTTTCTTTAGCGCATCCAGTGGCCACTGCTCTGGCCAAAGCGACTTCTCATCTTCCGCGCCTTCGTTCAGTATGGGGGGCAACTCCACAATCTCCCAAGGCATTGCTTCAGGGTTGCGTGTTTGGTACTCAATCAGTTTGCCCGTCAAGTCCAGTAAAGACCACCGCGTCATAATCACTATGATCGCACCGCCCGGCATCAGACGCTGCAACGGGCCCGTTTGAAACCAAGACCATGCCGTATCAAACGCCAGTCGGCTGTTTGTCTTTACATCTTGTTCTGAGTGAGGGTCGTCAATAACAAAAAGATCAGCGCCCCTACCAGCGAGAGCACCGCCAACTCCTGCGGCGTAGTACTGGCCTCCCGCCGATGTAGACCACTTGCCAGCCGCCTTCTGATCCTCCGCAATCTGTGTGCTAGGGAAAATTTCATGGTATTCCTCTGATTCAATTAAGTTACGTACACGCCTACCAAAGTCTTCTGACAAGCCCGCCGTGTGCGTTCCCATGATAATTTTCTTGTCTGGAAACTTGCCTAAGAAATACGCGGGGAATAGGTAGCTGCTGAATTCTGATTTCCCATGCCGCGGCGCAATATTAATAATGACCCGCTTCTTATTGCCCAATATGACGTCTTCAAATATCTTGGCCAGCTTCCTGTGGTGGGGGCCTGTCTTGAATCCGGGGTATACCGCGCGGGCAAACCCTAGTATGTTACTCTGCGCTGCCAACAGGCTAGCGCGCTTCTCGCGTTCTTCGAGATCGGCAAACAATTCCAACTTCTCCGCCTTCGTCATGTTGGGCAGACTTTGTTGGATGAGCTTGGCCTCAAGCGGGGTCAGACTCGTTATGCTCGATAGATTCATTGTTACTTATGTCAGTTATGTCATCTTTATTTGTAAGCACATCTACAACGTCCATGAACTTATTCAACTTGTCTTTAATACGCTGATCCAGTTCGTTGTCGCTCATTTCTGCTTTTTCAATTTTGATGTTGTCCGTAAACAACCCCACCTCGGTGATCTTGCCAAGCATACCCAACGCTTTTAATCGGATATTGGCGCTGGGGTTCTCAACTTCTTCCAGTATCTTGGCCACTGCATAACCACGCAGTTGTTTGGCTTGCTCCACAAATTCCCAGTCGTATGCCGTGAGCATGCTGACCAAATGCTGTACTGCTTGTGGTGTCTTTACTTCTGCCAGTGCGTGATGTGTTTTATCTTGTGGCGCGGCTGAAACAATATTTGCAAACGTATTGCGCGCTGCTTTTGTTCCTGCCTCCCTGTCAACCTTGTCGATGAGTTCAGCAGAATCTACTACACCCTGTTTTTTCAACCAGTCAACCGTATTGACTTTGGCGTCAATGGTCGTAGCTATGTCTGCCTTTTCCAACGGCGTAAAGTTTTTGTTGAGGGGTTCAACCTCGGGTTCAAAATTCAAAAGATGATCTAACATGCGTAGGCTCTTGTAACCTCGTTGATGTTAATGTACACTATATTCCGGTAGATGTGCAAGCAGTTGCCATTTGCTTTCTCTCTTTTGATCGTTGGGATCAATTTGCCCGGCCTGAGCGCCGGGCTTTTTTTATGGTGTGTTGTCTAAGGTTTGACTCTGTGGATTTGGAATTTTTATAAAATTTGTGGGGGGTGACGTTTCACATTGTGGAATTGTAGGGGGGTAGTCAAAAGGTATTACAAAGTTATTGAGAATGGTTATGGAACAGTGTTCATGGTCACCATGGCCACGCCGTCTGTATTTGGTGGGTGGGGGTGCAGTGGGGTCGAAAAATCCCGAAAATCGGGGAAAAACTCGGGGTCATCGTGCCCCCGAGAATCAAAGGTTTCGAATAAAAACCCCATGTGTGCATAATGTAGTCAGTTTCAAGCAATGGTGCTTGGGGCGAAAACCAAACCAAAAGGAAATTATCATGACATCAATCAACAAACAAAACGTGTTCGCAGTATTTCAAGATGCAGACAATGCTCAAGCCGAGTTTGCTACACGCCTATTTGACCTCGGGGTATTCAGCAAAGCCCAAGCGATCCCGTTGGTGATCGAGTTTGTCGAGCAGAAATACAACGTGAAGGCCAAAGACGGACAGCGCGGTAAGACATTCGAGAAGGACACCGCGCCCCACACCGCGATGAAACGGATTCTCAATAACTGCTTTGAGACTGTGAAAACCCCATCGGCCGAGAAAGCCAAGAAGGATGAGGTTGAACTACTGATCGCCAAGATTAAAAAGCTATCTGAAACCGATCAAAAGCGCATCAAAGACGCGATCTGAACTCGGGGTCTGGGTGACCCCCAGTTTTCTGTTTAAAAGCGCAGGGCATCGTCCTTGCGTTGTTTCGTTCTTTGTCTAACCAATTTTCACCATTCAAAAAGGATCATCATTATGCACGTTTACACATACACCATCGCAGACCATTGGCTCAGTCCCATCATCAACGGCGATTACTCAGGACTCGAAGACCACGAAATCGAAACCCTCGATGCGTTCTTGGCCGACTTGCCCAAGCACTACCATTTCAAAGCCCCAATGCACGGCGTCTGGGATGTGATCGGAGATGAAGGACACTTTGCTCGCGATGACATCAGCGACTTGCACGCCAACTGTTTCGACTGCACTCTCACGTTCATCTAAAAACTGGGGGTCAACCTGACCCCGACTTTAAACTCAATCAAAGGAAATATCATGAGCATCATCTTAAACACACCCGAGCAAATTGAAATGTATCGTCTCTTAACCCTCTACCACGCCCTCAAACTAGAAACGAAAGGGTTGAAACTCAGTCGAGGCTCGGTCTACGCAAACATCAAGCGAGAATTCAATCTCAAGGGCAACAAGCAAAGCGTCTTAGAACAATTTGGCAAACTCATCGGAAAGGAATAACCATGCAACACATCCAAACCCTCGGCAAAGCCATGCTTTACCGCCGAGAATCATTCAACCACAGAACCACGCCACTCATCGAGTGGATCGTCAAAGTCAACGACTACATCGTGCGCGAATGCAACACCAAACGCGAAGCCCTCGAATGGCTTAACATCTACAAGGACTAACCATGTACACCATCACCTACATCTACTTCACCCACGGGGACAACTACGAACACCGCTCCATCCAATGCCCCGCTCACCAACTCCAAGCCAAACTCACCCGCTTGTCCAAAGACCACAAAGTCCGCGACATCTTTTGGGAGGTGTGTGCATAATGAACTCGGGGTCACCCTGACCCCCAGTTTTACGTCATTTTTGACGTGTCCAACATTATGCGGTACTCAGTTATTAAAAGACACGCGGAAACCCGCGTGTTTATTGGCTTTCGCGGTTTTGTGTCCAACTAGCTAGCATTTATATTTCTTTATTAAAAAGTAAAAGTATATATATATACCTCTTCCGAAACTCCGACAGTTCGCAGAACTTGGAAAGAAAAAGTTGTGATATAATGATTTTTAAATGACGGCTAATCGGACACTTCACGCGAAAACCTAGGATTCATGCGGTTCTCCGACTGTCTTTTATTTTCACCATGCCGAATAATCTTGGACACTTTAAGGATTTCAAATGGATTATGCACACTACATACGCAAAACACCCAACGAATTGCACAACATTCTCGCCAAAAGACGCATCCCTGACGAGGAAAAAGAACGCATAAAGATGATTGTTGCCACTCAAAAAGCCGAACGCCGATCCAATCAGCAACGCCAAACCCAACTCAAACTCCAATGGGAACGACTCACAGTACCTCTTGCGCACGAACTCCACATCATCAAGACCAACCTCAACTACAAATCCGAAGACCCCGACAACCCCCGAATCCTCGCATGGCGCGCCTATGAAATGGTGCTGACCAAACTCCGCAAAGATTATGCACGCTACAAAGACATCGACAAAATCCTCCCGAGCAAGCTCGCCAAGGAAAAGAACTTAGAAAACGACGGCTTGCATTGGGTCGATTGGGTTCCGCAAAAGATCAAGGACAGAGTTTATGCGTACTTTGCAGACATCCCCCACATCAAGCACGCCAAAAAGAAACACCCGTTCGTGCGCTCAGTCCCACAGAACATCCACGACAAACTACAAAAGCGACTGATCAAGAGCGCCGACACCGAACTCACACGCTTGGAGAGACTGCAAGTGGTCGAACCCACACCCGAGCGCCAAGACCGCATCGACATCTTAAAGAAAGCGATCAAAGAACTATCGCAAACAACCCGACACGAACCCTTGCCGAACACTTGGCACGGGCTACAAGACAACTGGGGGTCAACCTGACCCCGAGTTCAGGGAGAGCGTATCTCCCGAAATGGTGCATGGCACTGGCTACGCCGCGCACCATCCTCATACTAGCCGAAACACAAAGGAAATGAAAATGGGATTAGATATAAGCATACTTAGCGTGCCTCGTGCGCTAGCCACAAAACCCGCCGATGCAAACATCGGTTCTCGCTATGACAGCAAACCGAGATGGACGCAGGTCACACACGAACGAAACGATTGGGCTTTGCATGAGCGTCTTGCTGATCTGTACTACCGCCGAGGCGGTGTGCAAGATGATTTCAACAACGTGACTGTGCGTTTGTATAGGCGTGACCTACGCTTACTTGACCAGTATCTTACTGCACCGATTATCGAACACATGAAAAAGGGGCGAGTTGTGTACGCCGAATCTAGTTTTTAACCAAAGGAGAATGATATGAATGAAAAACTGCTTAACTCTGCGCTAGCGCAGATCGTTGAAGATGTAAAAAACGAAGACTTAACAGCCATCGAGGAACTGCTTAAGTTCGTACCGCAAGAAAATTTAATATCTTTTTTAACTGAGGAAGTCGAGGAAAACATCGACATTGATTTGGATGGCGGACTCAGCGCCATCAACGAGTAATTAACCACAACCAAAGAAAGAGAGAAACCAAAATGAAAACTATGTATACAACCGAAGACCGATGGGCAATGGAGGAGAGCATCCATATGCTCCAGAAGATACTCAAGCGCTCCCGCCCTTGGTATCACCGAGAGTTCTACAAGTATCCGATGCACCCCGCCATTGCGGACGCGATCAAATTAACACGGCCTGACAACTGGCATCAGTTGGTGCTTGAGCATCCGCACCAATCCATCGGGGATCAGACCATGATCGCTTTTACCCGTGACGACAAGAGCGGGGACGCGGATCGCCAAGTCAAGACATCCATCGGCAAGTATCTGCGCCGACACTTTAGCGCCCTTGGTGACCATCAGATCAGAGACATCACCGCGCTCCATGTGGTGACTGGGGTCAAGATCGTGCACACGATGGCCGAGATGCTGCATCACCTGATGCGCGGGCCACACTCATGTATGAAAGAAAGCAACTGGAACACGCATCCCTATGAGGTCTATGACCCCGCGCTTGGGTGGTCGATGGCGGTGCGTGAGGAAGGGGACGATACCAAGGCGCGTGCTTTGATCTACACCGATGCGGATGGCAACAAGAAGTTCGTGCGTTCGTACAACAAAGACCCGAACGGCGGGTACTCGCACAGCGACACGCAACTTGAGGCGTGGATGCAGAATCAGGGCATCGCCAAGGTGAGCGGATGGGATGGCGCCAAGATCAAGGCCATCGAGAACAAGGGCAATGTTATCGGGCCATACATTGATGGTCATGATCGTGACTGCAAGTACAGCGCAGACCGAATGACGTTCACGATCTGTGATGGTGATGGCGAGTACCGCATGGAGAGCACGAACGGGTATGCCAACGAGCGTAGCCAGTACGAGTACACCTGCGAGGACTGCGGGGACGGGTTCGATGATGGCGACGGCTACTGGGTCGGTTACAGCGAGGACACCCACATCTGCATGAGTTGTTGCAACAACGACTATATCTATGTCACAGGACGCAGAGGCAATCAATACTACATCAGGGATCGTTACTCGGTCGAGGTTAACGGCGAGTACTATGACGAGGACTATCTGTCTGACAACGACATCGTGTGTGACGTGGACGGCGAGCACCGCCATCTTGATGATGTAGTCTACATCGAGAGCGAGTCCGAGCATTACCCCGATGATGACGACCGCATCTGCTACGCCGAGGACACCGAGCAATATGAGTTGCGCGATAACTGTTGGATGTGTACCCACACCGATAAGTACTACACCAATGAGACTAATTATGTAGATATCGATGGTGCGTTATTTCACCCCGACTGTGCGCCCGAGACAAACGAAACAACCAAAGGAGAATCAGAATGAATGTACTAATGCAAACCCTGAACCACGCGCTATCTTTGAAGCGCCCACACAACTCCTCAACCAATGAGGACTTCACGCTGTGGCTTGCCGAGATGCTACCGCCTGACGTGTGCGAGCGAGCGTTCCTCGATGGATGCAACAACCTACACATCGACACTCGCGTCAATGATTCGAACCGCACGCTGTTCGTAGCGCACGTGGATACTGTGCACAAAGACGAGGGCATCAACAAGATCAAGAAGACCCCAACCTACTGGCACGCAGACGGCGCGCAACTGGGCGCGGATGATGGGGCGGGGGTTGCCATGCTCATGCACTTGATCGACTCGGGTGTTCCCGCTTACTACATCTTTACTCAGGGCGAGGAGTGCGGGGGTATCGGTGCTAAGTTCGTGGCCGACAACTTCCAAGACTTGCTCGGTGAGTTTGATCGTGCCATTGCGTTCGACAGAAAGAACATCGATAGCGTGATCACGCATCAGGGCTATGGTCGGTGTTGCTCCGATGAGTTTGGGACGGCACTTGCTCAGGCGCTCAATGAGGATGACCGCTTGATGTACGCAACTGACGACACCGGCGTGTACACCGATACTGCGGAGTTCACCGACATCATCCCCGAGTGCACCAATGTGAGCGTAGGTTATTTCTCGGAGCACACACTCAATGAGTGTCTTGACATCGTGCACTTTGAGACGCTTGCCGAGCAAGTCGTGAAGATTGACTGGGACTCTTTGCCCACGACGCGTGACCCATCGGTCAAGGAAAGCAAATGGGATGACTACACATCGGGTGTGTACTACGGCGGGTGGGCAAGCTACGGCAAAGCCAACAATCACAACTCAGCGTATCAGGACTATATGCGTTGGGATGAGGACATCAGTTCGCTTGACTTGCAAGATGCGATTACGGATGCCATCGAGGGTTACCCCGAGTGGCTGATCGAGATGATGGCTGAGAGCGTGTACCCCGAGGCGGTGACCACGGCGGTGAAGTTCATCGACAAGCGCCGACTGACTGTGGATGTGTTACAAGATGCGCTCCACGATTCGTGGTCGGCCGATCCGTCTCAAGTGTTGGCATCGCTGTTCGACAGCGCGTATATGGTTGTGTAAGTGTGACTGGGGGTCATGGTGACCCCGAGTTTTTTAAAAGGAGAAAGTAAATGGATAGAAAAGCAATGATAAAGCGTTTGGTCGAGGATGACATCGAGACCGTTCGAGACGCAATGAGGAGTAACGACATCGACTATCTTCAGTTTATCTTGGAGGATGGCATAGGCTACAACAAGATGGATGATGCGGGTTTGATCGAGGAATTTAATTACAGAACTTGGGAGATTGAAGATGGAACTGAAACAGAAGATTATTAAAGAGTTGATCAAGCGCAGGATTAGTCTTGTACCCATGCACTACTGCCCCGATGGGGAGTACACAGACTTTGATGAGTGGGATGCGGTCGAGGTAGATGGCCAGTACTATGACATCAATTTTTACAGCGATGGGGATACGTTCTTCATCACGGCCTATTATGTTAATGGCACATACGATAGGGAAAATGATAACTTCTTTCACGTTCTTAAATTTGCATTAAAGGAAACAGCATGAGCCCCGAAGAAATTAAACGCCGATACGGCATCGCCGTACTCAATGAAATGTACGACATCATGTTGC